GGTCCCTGGAGCTTTACCAGCAGGCCAATGCACGGCTGCATCGCCAAGGCCAGACGCGGCCGGTGATCATCCATCATTTGCTGACCAAGGGGACGGTCGAGGAGACGGTCCTGGCCGCGCTGCAAAATAAAGGCGCGACCCAGGACAAGGTGTTGGCTGCGGTCAAGGCGCAGCTGGAAAAGGAGTAAATATGCGGCGGGTGCGGACTACGAAGACTTGTGGTGTTTGTAGAAGAATAGTTGAGCGGACAGGGCGGGTGTCAAGCTATAAAGCGGAACGTTTGGCTGAAATCAGCGGAACGGTGGTTCCGGCCATGCAGTGTCCGGCATGCCAGCACTGGGGCATGAGGTTTGTGGTGGCTGATCTCGGGTGGGTTGCCATTAAAGCGCCGCGAGTTGGTATCAGGCGGCCTGCGGATTGTTGGCTCTTGAATCCGCCGGAGAAGGGAGAGAGCAAATGTTGACCTGCTTTATCTGTTCGCCGTATGGCGGCAAGGCTGAAAACATCGGGAAGGCGCGCGAGTACATGCGTTTGGTGCTGCTGGCCGGGTATGTGCCGGTGGCGCCACATGTCATGCTGCATGGCATCATGGACGATTCGGACCCGGAGCAGCGCGCGTCCGGCATGGAGGCTGGGCTGCGGCTGCTGGATCGCTGCGCTACGCTGGCGGTCTGCGGCAGCACCATTTCGCCTGGTATGGAGGAAGAGCTCTTGCAGTGGCGGCCGCGTTCGCTGCTGCTCGTGACAGATGAAGGGGATGTCCGGCGCGCGGCGTGGTGGCAGCAGGACGCGGAGTGGGAAATACTCGCGGGGTCCTTTTTGGTGAAAGGAGGGGTTTTATGCGGCAAATGATCATCCGGGCGCTGGGTTGGAGCGTGGTTTTGCTGGCTCTGGCGGTGCTGATCGGGCTTTTGGCCTGGGCGGCGCTGCTTATCTGGCGGCAGGTCGGTGTGTTATGGCTCGGCTGAGGCGCTTGTGGGCAGACTACGTTGATGCGGCGGAGTTTTGCTGGGGCGGGGCCGGGATACTAGCTAAAATCGTTCTGTGCGCGCTGTTTGGCGCAGTTGGTGGGCTGTTGGCTAGGTGGGTGTTCGGGTTATAATAACCATAGGGGGTATAGTTACCATGAGTTTTGCGGAAAATATAAAAATGCTGCCGGTGGCGGCGGTGAAGCCGTATCCAAACAATCCGCGCGTCAATAAAGCGGCCGTCGACAAGGTGGCCGCTTCTCTGCGCGAGTTCGGGTGGAAGCAGCCGATCGTTGTTGACCCGGATATGGTGATCATCGCCGGTCATACGCGGCTGCTGGCGGCCAAGAAGAACGGTGACAAAGAGGTGCCGGTGTTTGTGGCGACGGACCTCACACCGGAGCAGGTCCGGGCGTATCGCTTGGCCGATAACAAGACGGCGGAGTTCTCGACCTGGGACACGCGCCTGCTCGAGACGGAGCTTGAAAGCCTGGCCGGGCTGATCGACATGTCCGACTTTGGTTTCGAGGACCCGGGCCCGACCGGCGCGGTCCAGGACGACTTCGATGTCGATCAGGCGGTCCCTGCGCGGGCCAGCCTGGGCGAGGTGTATCTGCTGGGGGAGCATCGGCTGATGTGCGGGGACAGCACCAATGCGCGCGACGTGGCGGTGCTGATGGACGGAAACCGGGCCGACCTGATTTGGACGGACCCGCCTTGGAATGTCAACTATGGAGCGGACCAGAAGCACCCGTCATGGAAGTCGCGGCAGATCCTCAACGACAAGATGTCGGCGGAGGCTTTCTACGCGTTCATGCAGGCCGCTTTTTCGAACATGCGCTCGGTTCTGAGGCCGGGCGGCGCTGCTTATGTGGCCATGTCGGCGCAGGAGTGGGGCACGATGATGGGCGTCATGTCTGGCCTGGACTTCCATTGGTCCTCGACGATCATCTGGGCCAAGGATTCGTTGGTCCTGTCGCGGAAGGATTATCACACCCAGTACGAGCCGATCTGGCATGGCTGGGCAGATGATCCGGATGCACCGGGGCAGTACGACCCGATCTGGTATGGCTGGGCGGAAGGTGGGCCACACATGGCGCTGCAAGACCGCAAGCAGTCGGACCTCTGGCAGATCCCGCGGCCGAAGCGGTCCGTGGAGCACCCGACCATGAAGCCGATCGAGCTCATCGGCCGCGCGCTGGAAAACAGCAGCAAGGTGGGCGACGTCGTCATCGATCTGTTCGGCGGGTCCGGGGCCACCCTGATCGCAGCAGAGCAGCTTAAGCGGCGCTGCTGCATGATGGAGCTTGATCCAAAGTATGTTGACGTCATCGTTGCCCGCTGGGAAGCGTTGACCGGTAAAGAGGCGGTGTTGGCATGAAGTGCCCGTTCGACCCGGACTACGTCACGACCTGGACAAACCGGGACCCGGTCTATCAAAAGATCGAGACGGAAAACGAGGACGGAACACCTCATTTCCTGCACATGACGAACAACGATTCCTCGGCGCTAACGGTGCATAAGTTTCGGGAATGTTTGCAGGAGGGATGCGCGGCCTGGGACAAGGCGCGCGAGTGCTGCAGGAGGGTGACGGGGTGACGGATTTCTTCGAAGATTCGGACGATCTCGGGCTGCTCGACCTCGCGGCCTGGGACGACGAGCCGGTCGACGCGTTGGCGCTGCGGGCGACATCGAAGCGGCGGCGGTTGTATAATATCCGGGAGGGCACCATCCATCTGGCGCGGGTCCTGGGCGGGCTACTGCCGGGCCCGGATGAAGTGGTGAAGCTGATCAGTTTCAACGGCGGATTTGCGTCGATCAATTTCATCGACTACATCGCCCAGACCGAGGGCATCCTGGAATTGACTGCAAGCACGCTGCGGGTCGGCCGGCGGCAGATGGATCGCATGCTCGCGCTGCACCGGCAGGGCAAGCTGGAGCGGGCGACCTTCTTCATCGGAGCTCTAATGGCGACGGACGAGCTCAAAGGCAAGGACAGTTATAATTATTTCAAGCACGCGCTTGATCTGTGTGACGAGGTTGGCTGGCGGTATTGTGTGACAAACAATCATTCCAAGGTTTTGCTGATGCGGACGCCTGCGCGCTGGTATGTGCTGGAAACCTCGTCAAACCTGAATGAGAATCCAAAGATCGAGCAGTATTCCTTGGAGCAGTCGGAAGAGCTTTATCGGTTTTACGCTGAATTCTTTCAGCGACTTATGCTGATTACGGAGGACAAACATGGGCGTTGGTGAAAAGCATCCGGGTGGCCGGCCGAAGAAGGAAGTTGATTTTGAAATGGTGAAGCGCCTGGCTGCGGTCATGTGCACGATCGAGGAAATCGCGGCGGTGCTCGGGGTGTCGGTTGATACGCTAGAGCGGCGCGGCGAGCGGTTCCGCCAGGCACTGGCCGAAGGTCAGGCGCAGGGCCGGGCGTCGCTGCGCCGGATTCAGTTCGAGACGGCCAAGAAGGGCAATGCGACGATGCAGGTCTGGCTCGGGAAGCAGTACCTGGAGCAGCGGGATAAGACCGAGGTTCAGCATTCCGGTTCAATCGCGCGGCCGTTGGCTGACATTAACACAGAAGAATTGCGCGCGCTGGCTCGGCAGGCTCTGAATGGCGAGAAAGCGAAGTAAAAAGGCGCCGGTTATTACACCGGAGGTGCTGCGGGAGATCCGGTTGGAGCTCTCGCGGCGCTCTTTTTATGACTACGCGCAGCTGCGGGCGCCGGATTTCTACAAAGAAGACCGGGAGTTCCTGCAGCGGCTTTGTCATGAATTCCAGGACTTCATGGCGGCGCCGGAGCGGTTGCTGGTTATCAATCTGCCACCGCGCCATGGCAAGTCGCGGACGGCGTCGCTGTTTACCGAGTGGGCCTTTGGGGAGGACCCGACGCGTAAGGTCATGATCGGGTCCTATAACGAGATTCTGTCGCAGTCGTTCTCGCGCGCCGTCCGGGGCGGCATCCAGATGCAGCCGTTCGATGATTCGCGGCTATGCTTTGCAGATGTCTTTCCGGGGATCTCGATCGAGCAGGGCGATGGCGCTGTCAACAAGTGGGCGCTGGCCGGGCAAAATGCATCATACCTGGCTACCAGTCCGGGTGGTACTGCGACCGGGTTCGGAGCTAACCTGGTTATCATCGACGACATCGTGAAGAATCACCTGGAAGCATTCGATGATCTTGTCCTCGAGCGGCATTGGGAGTGGTTCGTGAACAACATTCTGTCGCGTACGGAGGCGGGGTACAAGCTGATCATCATCATGACGCGTTGGTCCTCGCGGGACCTTGCTGGGCGGTTGATGGAAGATTACCAGCGCACCGGGCGGCCGTTCCGGCATGTGTCGATGCGGGCTTGGGATGGAAAGAAGATGCTCTGTCCTGAAATACTGCCGTACGAGGAGTATATGGAAAAAACACAAAGCATGGGCAAGGATATTGTTGCGGCCAACTATGACCAGGAGCCGCTTGACCTGAAAGGCCGGCTGTACTCGCGGTTCAAGACGTACACCCAGCTGCCGGAGGCGGGGGGCATCCAGGGCATTCGGGCTTATGTTGACACCGCGGATGAAGGGAACGACTTCCTGTGCGCGATCATTTATGCCGAGTTTATGAACGAGGCGTATGTGCTGGACGTCTATTATACGCAGGATGCGATGGAAAAGACCGAGCCGGAGCTCGCGCGGCGGCTGTTTGCGCAGCGGGTCAATAGTGCTAAGATTGAATCAAATAACGGCGGCCGCGGCTTTGCTCGCACGATCAAGCGCCTGCTGGCCGAGACCCACAAGAGCGAGTTCACGCGAGTGTCCTGGTTCCATCAATCGAAGAACAAGACCGCGCGTATCCTGTCGCATGCGACCTGGGTGATGGATCATGTCTACTTCCCGGCAAACTGGGGTGATCGCTGGCCGGAATATTACAAGGCGATGCATTCGTATTTACGGGAAGGTAAAAACGCGCACGACGATGCTCCGGACGCGACGACCGGGGTTGCGGAAGTTATGACCACGGGGGCATGGGGCTGGTAAGCCGGAAAGGATGAAAAATGGAGATCAAAGTCGGAGAAGCAATCAAAGCGTTCGAGGACGGGGTTGCGCTGAAAGAAATGCTCGAGGGGCAGCGGTACTATGACTTCGAAAACACGGCCATCATGAAGCGTAAAAAGCTGATGTATGCCAGGAATCAAACGACCGGCCAGGATTATCTGATCGAGGACCCGTATAAGGCCAATAATAAATTGGCGAGCGGGTACTACAAGCTGTTGGTCGATCAAAAGGTCCAGTATATCCTGGGCAAATCACCCAACATCCGGACGATCGATGCCGTGGCTAAGGTCGCGGCTGAAACAGGGCCGGGGGTTGCTTCGGCGTCGATCGATGTGGATAAACTGCTGGGCGGGGATTTCCTGCGGGTTCTGCGGCGCTGCGCGAAGGATGCGGCGATGAAATGCATTGGCTGGGCGCAGCCGTATGTCGACCAGGCAGGGGCGTTCCGCTTGATGCGGATTCCGCCAGAGCAATGCATCCCGGTCTATGATGAGGCCGA